TTGGTTCTCATAGATTGTATAAAGAGCCGTCGGAAGGAGATCGTTGGACTTAGCGACAAATTGGAGAGGTTTGGGACAGTTGAAGAATCCTGTCAATTCTAATGGGTCATCATCAACCTTTAGATAGCCATCTTTGTACTGATGGCTGAGATATTTGATCTTCCGATCGTCTTTATCCCAGATTTGATAGACCTGAGTTGTTTTCCGATACCCCTTATCCTTGTTTTCTTCCCTCCAGTTATCCTCTTCGTCGTCCTTCTCTTCACCTTCGACAAATTTCAGCTTGTTGACGTTCTCAGGGAAGAGTCTTGTAGCTTCTTCCCTGTCTAAATATTCCTCATAAGCAATCCAGCGGACTTTTGACCACTTCTGAGCGTATCCGAAGAGAACACGGTCCCATTTTCTTGAATCTGTACAGACCGTCTCCCAATCACCATCAGAGTCATACTTAACAGTCGTAACTCCACGTCCAGGGAGGAGGGCGTCAACAGTGGCATCAGACATGGACCCTTCGAACTTGTCGTAATCGTCTATGTCTGTATCAATAAGATACTCTAAGATCCGCTGTGCGGCCTCTGAGACGACTTTCCCCATGGGGTCTTCGTCTTTGTACCTTCTCGTTACAACAGGGCGCGGAACCTCCGAGAAAAGCGCCGGAAGGGAGGTATCTGTGTTCGAGTAGAGAATATTGAACGGAGTTGGTTTCTCGTTCGCGTAGATTTCAAGAATCTCACGACCTTTCTGGCGAAAATCCTTCTCTCGCTTCTTCGAGTCTTTAATTTCATCTAGCCACTCGCTAATGCTTAAATCAGCCATTTTTAATAACCATCAGATCGCTCAAGTCGTTTCTTCCTAAAATGTTCTTTCTTCATGGCACCGAAATTCATCGAAGTGATATTACCTTTTTGGAATTTCTGGCTCTGTGTCAGTGATGGGGACTGGGCCTTGGACTGCCTCCACGTTAGAGAGAGATACCGCCAAGCGTCAGCAGCATGAGAGTGTTCATCGTGTACTGGAGTCGATGAAAAGACCTTCTTAGTCTCATCATAGGCCCTTCGGTAGCTTTTCAGGTGTTCTACCCCGATATCACACTTGTCTTTGTCAAAATAACACCGTGGGAAAGTGGCGTTACCTGCCTGAATTCCGTCTTCAATTGACAGATTAGGCACTACGGCAAAATTCCCAACATCTTCTTCAAGAAACTGCTGGAGGATTGACTTACCACCCATTCCGAGTCTTTTTGGCTTCGCGTCATGTGGGACCCAGTGCATTCCGTAGTTGTAACCCTTATCTCTCAACATTTGGGCGTAAAACGGGATTTCCTTGAAGTTATTCTCGTAGAAATCAATAATTCTCAACTCATTTGCGATGACTTGGTAGAACCAGACAGAAGTATCATCATCCCGCCCCAAATCCCATGCCGTGAAGACCGGGAATTCAGGGTCATATGTAATTTCCTGAACCCTGCCCTCTATTGTCACTTTTGTCAGTGCTTCAGCCCATATCGCACCTGGGAGGGCAGCTTCAAAACTGACGTAATACTCTTGAAGCCAAATGGCCTTACCGTATGCATCACCGTGCTCTGACTGAAGTTCTTCCAGTTCCTTCAATAATTGTTCGTTGGTGAAGATCCCAGTCTGGTCAACAGTCAACCTTTGGGAAAACCAGTCTTCAGAGTGCTCTGCGAAGTCGATCATCTTCTTGAAATGATTCTTACCACGAGGAGTAGAGTTGAAAATGGCCCAACCCCCATTTTCCAGCATGATCGGCCGGAGGAAACCCCACGCTGACGGATTACTCAGAGCGTACTCTGAAAATGTCAATCCTATGGGGGGTGAACCAACTAACGCATCGTAATTATCACTTCCCATTAATTGCCAAGTTGAACCGTTTTTGAACTCGATAAACATCTCATTATCGAGTGTTTTTTCTCTTATTTCACGGGGGAATGCTTCGTCTATCCTTTTAAGACCAGTTCCAGGGTTTATTGCGTTCCAAATAGCCTTTCGGCACTGATTGTAGAGGGGGAGCATGTACCAGTAATTCCCCACCCTCTCAAACGCAGAACAGGAATTATGATGGAGCATGACATCATCTTTCCCGCTTCGCCGATGCCAGCAACAGGCTGCCCTTTTCCCCCCTTGCGCTAAATAATTCCATAATGGCACCTGATATTGTCTAGGATGCCAATTATTCGGGAGGGAGATTTTCACCAGCGCGGCCAGATAACCTTTTTGTTCTGCCCCCACATTAGACCCATCCAGTTGAGAGCAGTCGTTACATCGCTAGGCAAGGTATCGAATACAAAATAGGCGAATCCACCCAGCTTCACATTTCCACTAATACCAATCCCATTAGACGGATTGTAATCACCGTGTATATTTGTCGATGGATTCCCATTCGTTCCAATCCCTTGGTCAGCTCCTTCAACTCCAAATCTGTATAAATACAAATCTGTCCCATCTGACACCAGTGAATGTAATGCTAAATCGTTAGTATCAACAGGCCACACCGCTGTTATTTTATTCGTCGTCAAACTTGGCTGAACTTCACTCACTGGCATTGTTCCAGACGACTCTGATCCATAAACAACGCACCCCTCATTAAACGCGTCGTGCAATACGCATCGGTGGAAATCAGCAAGGTTGTTGATCCCAAGATGGAATCGACTACCTATCACCGGGTCAGGCTCATAATACGCACAAAATATCCACGGTTTCGTGCCAGCCGCAGCAAATTGACTTACCGCAGTCCCCTCGGATGATATCTGCCCACAGAGCTTGTTCGAATAAACAGTATCCGTACCGTTATCCGGGTCCATCTCCAGCAGGCCATCGTTATTAATCCATGCACCAGTGTTTGGCTCTTCATCATTTTCATAAGTGCCGGTTACATGGTTATAGCTTGGCAAATCACTGCGATAGTGCATTCCACTAACGGGCTCACGCAGTGTTCTCGACCCCGTGGCATCATCGCACGGCCACCAGTTTTTTAAACTAGATGGATACACTCCATTAAGAGCGTTGGCGGTAGCAACAGATAACAGCGACTGCCCGCCTTTACCCCTGACGTATCTTCCTACCATCTGGGCCAGATAACCTTATTGTTTGCCAACCACTGATTGCCCATCCAGGAAGCCGCTTCTGCGTAATCAGAAGGAAGGCCATCAGGGAAGATAAATAGCGCCATCCCGTTAACCTTCAGGACATTATGCCATGTAATTATTTGCGTGAATGCAGAGAGCGCCCCGGCAGCATCATTAACTGCCGAAGCATCAACCGTGCCATCTACATAGATACCTGTTTCGTCCGGTGATGCTGATCGTTTTAGTGCATACGACTGAGATCCTGAACTTGGGAATCCTGCACCTGTGATCGTAGTGGTTCCATCAACACCGCGAACTGTACTGTTCCCACCCGTATTAATTATGTCAAAATAATCATTTGTAGCATCACCCATTTTCATCTGGGCAAATGGACTTGATGCATTCCCGCCTATTACAAACAGGAAATCATTTGTGCCAATTTCCGGCAAAGGTATTGAAAAATCTTTAGTGGCCAAAGCACCACTAAGCGAAATCTGCCCGTTTGTCATTGTCGAGACAGGGGCGCCAGTCCATGTGATATTCGCTCCATTAACTGCGTCTACCAGCGTTTTAGCACCGGATTCCTCGGTAATCTTCCACCATGCCGCCAGTGTCGATGGGTAGGTTCCCGACGCTTCGTTCTCGATAGCCTGTTGCCGTAAAGTCTTGAGATACATTAGTTGGCCTCCACAAGTACGCGAAGATTTTCACTTCCATATAACCGCAACGTATCAAGTCTGCGTAACGGAGCTGTGAAATAATACGTCCTTGGTTGATTCACAAGGATAACTACCAGCTCACTGGCATCTGTTAAATGAGATGCAGCTGTTAACATCAGGGCAGCTGTAGCATCATCTGGAGCGTCAAAAGCAACACTAATTGCAGCTGGTAGTTGTGCAGTACCTGCCGCCTGTGAAATCACGGTAATCGTAATCGCTGTGATGTTTTCAGCTTCTGTCCATGTCGCAGCTTGACGGGTCGTTAACGTTGCAATTTCTCTATTGCTACCAATAGTCGCCGGACCATCTCCAACTAAATTAAACTCAGCAGGAAGCCCATTCTCGCCAACCGGGGTAACAGGATTGTGAATTGCCATATCTATACATCTCCAAATACGTCAGGGTCTACAGGGCCATTCCTGACCGCAGCAGCACCTAAACCGGCAAGCAGTTCAGCAGCCTGTGTCGCAGCATTACTCGCCTCTGTGGTCTGAACCCAACAGGATTTACCAGAATGAATCCCGTAGGTCGCATCATTATATGTAACCCGAGTCGTGCAATACCAAGAATCCTTCCCAGTCTGAGAAGTGTTCTGCTTCTGAAGGATGTCAATAACCCTGTCAGTAGTAAGTGTATCTACCGCGCTCTGCAAAGCAGCAGTGGTTAGTGTTGCCATATCTGTCTCCAAAAAAAACCCGCCGTTAAGCGGGTAAAAGTCTGCCCTTAGGCAGAGGGGGAATTATCTGTTCAATCTAGCAAAAAGAGGATTGTGCGCCATGATGTTAGCAAGGATTTCCTTACTATGCTTACGAAAAGTGACCCCCAGCATTAAACTCAATCCAGGCTTGTGACCAGTCGCAGCCCAATAAATAGTATAATGCGCCCTGTCACCGTTGTACCATCTGTCCCAATCAGTCTTCATGACTCACCCCTCAAGGCTAGCTTGACGTACTCTATCGTCTCCTCAACATTGCCAAGCTGCTCCAAAAACCTCTCCGTAAGACGATCACCATAATCCTCGTTCTTCCTCAGCTCCTCTAAATACATCATCAAAATCTGCGGAGGCTTGCCCTTCCACCGACCCACAGTCTCAGGTACAACCCCAATCCTGCGAGCTAATTCAGCCTGACTCCACCTAAAATGCCCTAAATATGCCTCTAAATCCATGATTCTTGACCTTTAGTAGATACTCACTCCAGGACAGGATCGCATATTAGGTGACTATTAGTCAAGTGGACGTGTGGCTATAAGGCTAAATACTGGGGGGTGCGTGTGGGGCATATGGTACCGTACCACCACCGACCCGCCCTGCCTTCGACCCACCCCCCCCATTCATACCGACCAGTATGCACGCGGTAGAGGCTGTGTAAGCCCTTGATAGGCATAGGTATAGGGTAGGGTAGTGTAACGTGTGTTCGTGCCGTAGCACGGCTGTACGGCGGGCTGCGCACCATGTATAGGTGTGGCGCCTGCCTGGATGAGTAGCCATACCCCGACTCAGGGACACACAATCCCCGTATCAGGGTAGCTAAGTGACTGATACCTATACTAATCCACGTGTCTAGGCACTGTATCGGTACACTAGCGGTACACTGCGCTACTTATCGTCCGTGCTGATCGCCAGCGTCTGACCTCCAGACTCGAGCACAACACCACCACGATTGACGTTGACCGTGATGCCGCTAGATGCTTGATTTGCTTGAGGATTGTCGTGGTAGCCGTGCTTCTGGAGTAACAGCTTAGTGATGCTGCCATTCCATGTAGAATCTAAACCTTTGTCGATTAGTGCTTGTTCTTGAACCATTTTTATCTGAGAACATAATACAGAAAACTGTCGTTTATTCTTATCCTTACTCCAAGCCTGTGTTGTTTCCTTGTTTATTCCTATACTTAGAGACAGCCCAGCGAGTGTAGGTATTTTATGGCCTAGTGCTTCGTAGTTCTCAAGGTAGTCACAAGCTTTCCGTATTAGTTCAGGATTGTACTTTGTTGGCCTACCGCCAGCATGTTTCTTGATAGGCTGATCGGGCTTTGCTATAGCGTTCATGATGTTAGCCTGTAGATCACTTGAGTAGTCTTACGCTTTGATTTTGCTGCCCGCTTTGCCCGTTGTGCTGCTAAACGGACAAAACGATTAGTGTTATCTGCTGTCTGCATGATATTCACCTATTTTATAGTTCACTCTATGTTTAGTGTAAAGTAGACGGAAAACTTAACTTTGCTAAGTCATTGATTAATAACGGATCAGTGTCGGTATACCTTACACTTTTCATTTAAGCGTCTGCCGTCATTCCACGCTAATAATTAATATTTACTTGTTTATCAGTCACTTGTTATCTTTTCGCTATCGTTGGCATTGATAGTGCATTATTTAAGGTAGACACACTGGAGAATATCATGGAATACCACATTGAAAAGCTACTCAGATTCCTTCGCCACCATGGTGTTGAGTGTCACTATACCAAGTCAGGCGAGCTGATGGTAGAAAATATCTACTACCAGACTGGCGCTGATGCACTGATCGATATCGGCACTCACCGCGAGTGGATTGAAATTGAAGCAACACCTAAAAGCGTTCGTGAGTTTTTAGGCTACTAGGAGTTAAGACAATGACCACAAACGAAATTGAACGCTTAGCAATGGAACGCCGCGATAAACAGGAAGCAGAAAGCTGGTATCAGGTTACATATTGCGACTGTTGCGGCATTCCAACAGGTGTTAATGGGCCGGAAACTTGCGAAGTTTGCGGCGATGACTCTGATTATTTCACTTGTTGGGACGATTAGTTAACACCACACAGCCAGGTCAGAGCTGGCTGTCTAGTATTAACTGACAGAAGGAACCGCAATTATGACCAGATACACCACACCCAGTTATTGTGACCCGCTGAAAACGGAACGCGGGTATATCCACTACCAGTCCAGCCAGGACAAGCGGAAGAACTGTTTCCTGGCCTCATTAGTTGCTTTCGGCGCTGGTGTCGCCGTATGTACCTTAATTCAAGTCTACTTTGGAGCATAACGCTATGTCTATGGATTACTTAACAAATAATCGCTTCGACTATAATGGGAAAACTTACTATGTTTCCTTTGTATCATCATATCGCGGCGAGTCCGATTACAGCATTATTGACAATAAGGGTATCGGCTATCGCGGCGATATGGGGCAACGTTTTTCTGTTGACCAAAACGGAACGCCTGCTAGTTACGGCAAGGCATACCCGAAAGGATCAATAGAGCGTAAAGCATACGCCACCTATAAGCGCGCCATGTGGAACGAGTTTTCCATGTGGGCAGCGCGCAATGATTTCCCTAATCGCGGTGCTGCACGTAAAGCTATCGCCTAATTGGAGCGTAACCATGATTTCAAAGGCAGAATATCACCGCATGAATATGATTTGCTGCTCGGATATGCCGACAACAGACGAGCTAAACGACATTGATAATTGCTTCATTGTTTGCCCGTTTTGCGGCAATGAAGTTAATTTCAGGGATATGGTTTTCACTGCTAACGATATTACCAGTTGTTACTGCGCGAGCTGTGAATCAAGCCGTAATTTCTTTGACTGCTAACTATTGGAGTATAGAACCATGAAAAAAAACCACTATATGAAGCTTTGCAAAGAGCAGTCGTCGGATTTTCTACAAGCTTGCCTTGATAATCCGCCTGCACACTGCCGCCCGGTACACCTGGCGATTATCAAAATTGTGCTTCGCAAGCGCGCTTGTGCAACTCAATACTTTTTACAGGCTACTTAATTGGAGTATAGACCGATGAGAACCGAAACACAGTTAATCAAAGAAGCTTACCAAGTACAGGATGCCTGCAACCTTTCAGGCGTTGTCCATTCATTCTCGCGGGCAATGTCTGATCTGCGGGAAGCTTGTCCAGATCAGGGCACGGAATTCTACAATACTCACCCCGTAGCCATTCTGTATGCCAGCAAAATCAGTTCACTTACCACTGCCGGGTTTAATGCCGAGTCAGAAGCTTTCCGGCTTGGACGTGAATGCTTGGAAGCCGCTTAGCCTTACCACTGCTATGCCTTCCTTGAGGGTATAGCGGGGTAACAGTTAACTAAATGGGGACAATATCATGACCACTTTATCAAGTATTAAACGGCTTTATCACGTAATTGATGCGTCAGTATTTTGCACGACTGGCGATATGGATTATGACCGCGTGACCGATGCCGTTATTAACCTTGCTAATGCCGTAGACACCTATGACGGCGACTATGACGATATATGGTATATCGGCGAAGGCGGAGAATGCTGCTTATCAGATTTCATTGAAGGAGCATATTGGCATTATACGGAATGGCATGGCGGCCAATGGTCGAAAGGTTACGCAGCGTTATCAGCGCTTGGCCAAGTGTTTAATCCCGGCATGTCAGGGATCGAGAAAGAGAATCCAGCCTATTTTTGGCTTGAAACTATGGCGAAATAACCGTTAACCAACTAGGAGAATAACCATGAGTATTACAATCGCAAACGAGATCCTGGCCCAGATGGGTGGTACTTATAAACTTGCCGCCATGACTGGCGCTAAAAACTTCTTCGCCATTGAAAACGGCGTGCGTTTCCGTATCGGTCGAAATAGTGCCGGGATCAATACCGTAACCGTGAAGCTTAACGATATGGATCTTTACGATATCGAGTATGGCCGCGTGCGTACCGTAAAACATCTGCCTACATACAAGGTATTGGCTAAATCTGAAAGCATTTACAACGATATGCTTAAGGCTGATTTCGAAGCTAATACCGGCATGTACTTAACCTTTTAAGGAGCAGCAACCATGAATTATAAATACAGCAATCCAAGGACATCATTCCAGACTGACGACTGGCCTTATGGGCGGAAACGAGTCACCGCAATATTCACACTTGAGCAAACTAATCGCGGCGAGCGTGTCTCCCGCGTGACTCAAAACCCGAAAGGCGGATGGAATAAGCCCAAAAAGCTAACCTATTCAGCTAAGCAGCGTATTGTTGATGGTAACGATGGCAAGACCTACATCGCCATACTGTCTAGTTATGGAATGGTTTCGTTTATGAACGCGGATATGAAGTACAGTCACGAAACCATTCACATGGGGCAAGACCGCTACAAGGAAATGCTTGCCCTGTTCGATTAACCACTAACCGCCATGGATGGCACTATCGAGGGAATTATTATGAATAAATACAGCTACACTTCACAACGTGAAATCCGCGATGCTTTCTGGAATGTCTACTTTGTTGAAGGCAAACCACGCAAGTATTATGGCAAGTCGCAAAACAGCTTACCCGCTGATGTACGGATGGCATTTGTTGATTTTGTTGATTACCTGCGCGATGACGACGCTATTTCCGAAACGCTCGCGCAAAAGGTGACGCTATGACATTCCACGAAATATATCAGAAACACCTGGAGCCCGGTCTAAATATCCGGCTCACTAACCCTGATCTAGTTCAGGCATTGGAGAAATACGCAATGGATAACCGCGACCAGAACGGGGTTCCGTTGACAAAAGATGAGGCCGTTACCGAAATCCTTTACTTTTTCCTGATTGGGCCATTCAAGGAATCGCTATAATGAAACATACACCGATCGACTGTCCAGACTGGCTGTTAGTAGCAGCTATCTGCACCCTGCTGTTGACCATGGTGGTCTGGGATGAAGCCGATGCAGAACTGATGTTAGAACTGTCTGCTGGCTATTCCTATCCTACCGACTCACTTGGCAATGATGAAGTAGGCGACCAGCCACTAGCCACTGCTGAAGCCGGATGGAATTCCAAATCGGGTTATGGAATTTCATACCTACACATTTCTAATCCGACTGCCCGCGACTACGGAATCAACATGCTGCGCGTTAAAAAGCGCTTTACTTGGTAATTGGAGTCCACGATATGGATACTTATGAAATATTTAAAACAGATATGAGGCAATTTATCGAACACGCGCCTCCGGCAAGGCAAGGACCGAAAGGGTTAACCGGCTTTTACTTTCCAGTGAGTGATGGTGAAGCATTCCTCTGCCAACCATGCGCCAGTCGCATTATGGGCAGAGGGTTTAGCCTCCCAGGAGGTAAACCAGTATGGGACAACTGCCCATCATCAGTCTGCGTAGTATGCGGCCAATAACTTAAGGTGAATTATGAAAATTAACAGAATTATCAGCCAACATAGACGCGACTTCACTGCGGAATATGTCTGTGAACACTGCGGACATACCCATATAGATAGTGGGTATGACGATGCCAATTTTCACGTTAATGTAATTCCGCAGATTAAGTGCCAACAATGCGGGGAAACAAGCCCGACTGAATACCGCCCATTGACTACTAAATACCCGGAGGGGTTTCAAGTATGAACGCCTACACAACAAACAGGCTGTGCGAGCGCCTGCTGAGCATGTACACGGCGACTTTAGACTCACATGCACGCCAGACTATCGACCTGTAATGGCGTGCGGCTTGGGCGGATCTGCTTAGGCAGTACAACGAACGATTAATCAAACGACTGAGGTGATAAAATGCACATTTATATGCACAGAATTACAGATTTAAGCGTTGACGAAATCAACCGGCAGGATGAAACCGGATCTTTTGTCAGGGAACTAATGATTCGAAGCGAGGACGGTGACTTTGAAATAACCCTTTTTTCTGATAACCGAGACAGTCTGATTGTTTCATCAGATACCAGAACACTAGAATGACAACCTCCCCCGCTGAGATTGACAACCTTAGCGGGTTTATTGTCAACCGTGAATAAATGGCGGACTTTACCCACCAAGCCATTCCAGTCAAGCCGCCAATGACTGAACACATTAGACTCGATGAGCTAGGCAGCGAGCCATTACACCCCGCCATCTACTCTTGGCTTCATAGCTTTGCTTCTAGGCTTAGCTTTACATATTGGGCACTTTCCACCAACAGGGACTAGCGCCAAATCACAACTCAAACACCAGTATTTACCATGCTTTGGTGTTTGTGACTTTTCTCTGTTAGTTTTCTTATATTCCATACTTAGTTTTATTGTCAACCTGACGCCGGGCTTTCACCGGCACCCCCGATTTATATGCCGCCATAACCGGGTTCGCGGACTGTTAAGCAGTAAGCCGGCACGGTGGAAGGGGGCCACTGACCGGCTGCGAACTGCCACAGATCTTTACTGCATGACAAATAGGGCACAGAAAGTAGCCAGTACCATGCTTTGAGTCATGGTAACGGCTATAGCCTTTACACACTTTGCACTCGATATACATGATAATTCAGGCATTTTGCCTTTCCTTTGCGGGCAATTTTCACACTGTTAAAATTTTAGTCTATAAAGTCGCATAAATCAAGGCGTATAAGCATTATGTTTGACTAAATTCTCTCTTGCCTGGATAACTCTTAGATTAAACTCACAATGTAGACCGCTAACCCGATCACCTTGTAACGGAATCACATGGTCTACATGATAGGTCCCAGGGCCATGCAAAGCATTCTGATAATCCCTTTCTTGATATATTTTTTCTATTTCTTGTAAATCACGCCACACTGGGCTGGCATTTATCATTGCTTGCCGTCTTTTGTCTGCATATTTCTTCCATGTGTTTTTAGGCAAAAATGACTTTCTAAGTGTTTCCTTTGCTTCTTCTATATCTGATACACAATAAGCGTACCAAGCCCAAGACTCCCCAGAATAGGGCCATGCCCACTTTGTCCCGGTTATGGATTCATACCAAATTTGAAATTTATCGCTTTCTATATGTTCACATAGCTTTCTATGCTTAGCTTTAAATTCTGTATACTTTTTTTGCCTGACAATCTCTTTTTGCTGCTGATTTTCTAACTTCCTTCTCTCTGCTGGCTTCATATCTGCCACCTGCTAATATGCCTGAGATATATTCTAACATTCTGTCTTCAGCGTGTCTTGATACCTTCCCCATGTCTAAGTACTTAATTCTTATTGTTAATTTATGAGACTCTGGAGCGCCATTATAGGCTATATCTACAAGTGAAATACTGCGTGGCATATCAAGTTTGGGGACTAATGATTTAGACGGCATATCAGATACTATGCCGTCCCATGACATAACCTGGGCACCAAGGACACCGTTCTCCCCTTGATGGGTATGCTTCCAACTTGCCCATGACTCCAGTTCATAGTGGGCATGAGACAGATGACCAGCTTTTCGCCTCATTTATTCCGCCCCCTCGACTCCCACTCCCAGCAATTTTGTTGAGTCCGAGATCCACCCAACTGATCTATGCCGACATCACAGTAATAACTCCGTCTATCTGTGGGCTTGTCCTGGCTGTATTGATTATGGACGCATACCGGGCATGCCCGTCTGTTGTCTTCTCTCTCGCAAAGTAGCGCTGGATCTGAATACCACCGTATAGCCATTTTAACCTCCTGATTTTCGTATTTGAGTCAATATACAATAAAACAGAAATTCTTCTGACC